CAAATTCAAATCTATCCATTTATTGCATCCTCCCCATCAATTTTAAGCTTGTCGTCGTCACAGTAAAAAACAATTTCAAGTTTACTGCCATAGTCGTCATATCCTTTAATCATAGAATATATTTTCATTGGTTCCTTAAGACACTCTTTTGCCTTTTCAAAAGCAGTACCTAACTCTGAATAAGTGCCTTTCGGAATGTGATAATTTCCGACAACCTTAAACACCCGGTAATTCATTCTATACCTCCCGTCCAAAAGACAATATTTTTATCCGCAATCTCCATCTGTATGTCCTTAAATAGTATATTGAGTGAGTTAATTAAATCATCATCTGAATATATGTTGTCAATATTGTACTCTTCAACCACAACTCTAAGAAGCGGACTTTTGTCGTACCACAGCTTAGCAGCGGCTACGGCTCTTTTTTTGCTCGTGAAATATTTCAAGCGGGCTTTTTTGCTGGGTATGTAGACAGAATACACTTTATAATTCATATTTCTTTGTTTATCTCCTTTCTCTTTATGCCTTAATTATATCACGCTTTTGTATTTTGTCAATTACAAAAGTATTAAGTTTGTATGAATAAATTATTAATAAAAATGAAGTCTGTCCGCTATCTCGCAAAACAACATTTCACGTTCCGGCGACTTTGAAACAACTTTCCCAACACGGTAATATTGGCAAAGCAACTTGAAAAGGTAGCTATCGTTACTCCTTTTTATTAATAATGTGTTAGCTTTAATGTCAGAATTGTCTAAAACAAAGACACGCTTGTCAGACGGCTCTCCTTTACCAAGATATATGGCCTCCCCATGTGGGCCGATAAAAAAGCCAAGGGACTGGCCGAGGTAGTCGATACGGCCTAAGTATCGCGCTTTAGCGGGTATTTTACCATTTTCAAGTTTGCCCCTATTTTCCAACAGGGCCTTACCCTCTAAATAAAGGCGATAATCCTCGTCATATGTATTCTTTACATAATTTACCTTTTCTTTGTAATATTCGTTTATTCCGAGCGGCGGAATAATTTCAAGACAAGCCTCTTTTGTTAATGTTATTCCCGGCCAGTTAATGTTAATTAACTTAAACGCATTATAATATGGATTAACTGCGCTGGTAAGATTTGAAAGCATATAGACCTTAGCCTGCCTGTGGCGGAAAAAGGTAGAGACAATGCTGCGCAAGTCGTTGACCTCGCCTGCGTAGAATCTCCTATATTTTGTTAATTCCGGCAGAAACTCATCATATAATATAAAATCCACATTCTGGAAATTGTAGCCCCTCGCCTGATTGGACTGGGTGAGCGCATAGGCCCACCCCAGTCGCTTAGCGTTTTCGCCATTTTCCTTGACAATAATTTCATGGCCGTTTAAAATAATACTTATGTTCTTACCGCTTAATTGTGACAAATCGTCACACCAGTCGGAGAACGCCTTATTGTCAATTTCTTCCTTTGTGCGGCGAACATAAAGAAATTCTTTGCCGCGTTTTAGAGCGTTAAATGCCTCGCATTTAACTTGATAAGTTTTCCCAATTCCACGGCCGCCGGTAATCAGGCTATAGGGTTGCTGGCACCTTTTGTGAAATGTTAAGTTATGGTAGAAGTCGCTGTCAGTCGGTACCTTATCGAACATAATATCACGCAAACGTCACAACGGCCATAAAGCCATCTAACAACTCACTATTATAAGTAGTGCGTCCGAGCGGGGAAGCCGTGCTGCCAACCACTAGCAGTTGCCCGGGAACGCCCGACGCGTTAGCTGTAATTACCAGATTCTGTCCTGAGTTAGCCGTTAAAGCGGAATGTGCCCAACCGGCGGCAAAAGAAACATTTCCCAACTCATCCGGCGGAACAATAACTACCACGTGGCTTCCGTTAAGCAGTCCTCCAGACAAACGTCCGCCATAGATAAGATAGCTTTTTTCATTGAGCTTAATCGAATAACACCCTGTTAAAGAGGCTTTGCCAACACCCTCCTGGTCCGATGTCGTTGACCAGCCCGTCATCTCAACCGGCGCCGGCAGGTCTGTGCTCCCACCCCCGCCCGGGATGGTGACAGTTGATAAAGTATTGGCGTCATGCATGAGGGATAGAAAATTACCATTTATTGACAGACTTTTTCCGTAGCCGGCTTCGCGCGCCTCGATAGCGTCGATATCCCGCCGAGATGTTGCCAATTGTTCGTTAATTGTGGAGATGTCGCCTGTATTTTTGTTGACCTTTGTCTCTAGTTGATTTACTTTAGCCGCGTCCGCGGCGGCAGCGGCGGCAGAATTGGCCGCTTGACCAGCGGAATTTTCAGCGGCAGCAGCCGAACCTTGAGCCGCAACCGCCGCATTAGCTGCGTTCTGAGCAGCAGTTTTTGCGTCCGCTGCGTCCGCTTTGGCCTCGTCCGATTTAGAGTTTGCCGCCTGCGCGGTCTGGAGGGCCGCTGTACTTTCAGCCCGGGCGGTCGTTGCCACGCTCAACGCGTTGTTGGCTGTGCCAACCGCGGTATTAGCCACTCCCTCAATTCTGTCAATCTCAGATGCGAACTCTTTCAGCAGGTCGTCTTGATTTTTTAAAAGCTGTAGAATTGTTCGGTTTTTCAGCAATTCTAAATTTGTAACATTATTCCAAACTCTAGCCATTATTTTTCCTCCTTATAACATTAATGAAAGAAAGCAGGGAGCCAACTTTTCACAAAGCCACCCGTACGGATTCTGCCAATTTTCTTCAATAATTCTCATTATCTCGGTAAAATTCTTATCTTGATAATATTTTTCGCCGTAATTGGTGTGTGTGTCCTGTTTGGTGCGGCTCTCCTCTTTAGAGGAGGTGGTTGTACTGTCTCCGTTAGAATTGGTGGCAGACTTAAAGGAGGCGTATTGCTCGTTAGCCCCTATTGGATTAACGGGCGTGTCTTGCTCCGTCAGTTTGTTCTCCGCGTGAGAATCGGTCTGCCCAGTCCCTTTTACGCCAACATTTTCCGACAAATCTATACTTAAAATGTCGCGATATTCTTCTTTTCGAGTGTAATCCAACTCAGTTTGGCTGTCGTACATCTCAACCATTTGGGCGCACAGCGGGATGTGCTTCATGAAAAGAGGAATAAACATCCGCTTAAAGGCTGATGGCGTTTCTGCCCCTATCTCATCTTCACTGAACCAGTTAATTACATAATTTTCCATTTCCTCTTTGTGCTCTTCTGGGAAAGTATACTCAAAGTCAAACAATTGGAAATTATCTTCCTCCATCAGCTCCGCCAGCGTTCTCGTGTAACGAGGCCGAACGTACTCCATCATTTTCACCCTCCTCCCGTTCGCCTCTTATTTCAGGCTTATACTCAACGTCAAGCTTTTCCAATAGCTCCGCGCCTCTCTGGCGCATGGCAAACATATCCATGATATGGCCATTCTCAGCCTCATCCGCTTCGGCGTTAATTTCGTCTACGACGGCACGTTCTTTCTTCTTGATAGCTGTCGAGCGTATGCCAAGAAAGGTGCGGCAGTCGTTGCGCAGGCATTCCATGTAGTCCCTCAGGCGATCGATTATAAACTCTGTCTGTGGGGTTAAGAGCTCAATTTTTGCGTCTCCGTACTTTTCTTCGTCAACAACAATGAAGTTTTCTCCGTGCAAAGTTTTATTAACAATATTATCAATGGACAGCGCCTGTTGTTTTACACCCCGTACAAGAAAAGGAGCCATATGCGCCTTTAATCTATTGTCAATAACGCTTGACACCTCCGCCATCTTTTTGGTATAATAATAGACAGTAAGAACATCTCTTGAAGCTAAACTATCGTTAAGTATCACAACGCCGTTATAATTTTGTATTGTCCCGAACGGTTCGGCAATAAATTCATAGCTTAACCCCCGCCCTATAGCACGCCAGCGGCGTGGAACAAAATACACACCCAGCTCTCCGGCTGGCACGACGGGTAAAGTAACCCACCCATACTCAGGAGTTTCCACAACGGCACAAGCCCCATAATAGAAGCAGGCACGCTCCAGCAGGGTGGTGGACAGCGTGGGGATGTTAAACGTCCCGCCTATACGCATGATTCCCATCTCTGAGTAATTGCGAAAATAAATATTTTTCGCTTCTATATCGCCCCACTCGGCGGGGGTATACTCCAGTATATTTCTGCTCTTTGACAATTTAACACCTCCTACTGTTGCGATTGATATATTGACATTTCCAAATTTTCGTACCTGTGCTGAATGTCGTTATTTGTCGGATTCCAATGCCAGAACGTAACGCCTTTTTGCAAGTCTTCTTGCATTTGTTGCCGGGCTGTGTTGCTATCGTCGATATCGACGTGTACGTCATCCGCCATGAGATAATAGTCGAAATAGTAACGGCTCCTTAAAGTGGCGTGCGTTTTCTCCTGCCATTCGTTGATGGTATAGCCGTAGGTATAGAAATAGGAATATAGGCGCTCACTGTCGTCATTTGCTGGAATATAATTTATAGTGTAGGGTAACTGACTATCCGATAGCATTATATCAGCGGTATTTCCATTTAAAGTCATGGTATCCGGGGCATTGGCCATGTCTTGCTTCGTTTTATTGTAATTGCGAAAATCGTTCAAGCCTGAAGCAAAAACGCCGCGGCCGACAGGGGTTAACGCACCTTGCGAGCCAAGGGCGACGGATACTCCAGCGACCATCTTAGCAATGCCGCTTACTAGTTGATTGTTGAGGCGCTCACCATTGGCCGCAAGATAGGTATTTTCAACGTCCCTCCGAACGGTAGCCGATTGAGAGGCGGGAACGCTTATTGTTTTAACTCTCGATAAATTGTTATTGTAGCTCTTCGGGTACATCAGCAGACAATACATTCCCGCAGCGGAGGGGGCTATAAAATATTGAGCGTCAATGTCGTCTCCGGGGGTTAACCATTCGTTGTATACGGGTAAGCGTGCGTTGCCAAACCCAACCTCAGAATAGTTATACGGCGCGGTGTACATTTTACTTTCAAGCTGCCTGTTTCTGATATTTTTTGGAGAAAGCGAAGCCGTTACACGCGTATTATTAACCAGCGCCATTGTGGCCGGTATGGTTGACGGGTTCTCCCAGTCTGCGCCGGAGGACGTCATAAGAGTAGCAACCCATTGCTCTTGGCCCTCGGCAAATCTTGTAAAGGCAAAAGTAAAGGGTTTGCCTCCCTTGGCGGAAAAAGTAATGGTGTTTGTTGACTGGTTATAGCCAAAAAATGTTCCGGTCGGCGGAACAGCAGTATAGAATTTATTTACTATATATGCACTGTTTTCCAAGTCCTCTAAGACACTAGCGTCAAACTGATAAGTGGTTGACCCCGACGCAAATTTGTAAGTTACATCATAAGGCTTGCCTATAAACGGCACGACAATATAATACATCCCGTCGATAAAAGGTGATATTTCAAATTTATCCTTTGTGTAAAGCGGTGATTCTGAAAAAACATACCAAAGGTAGCGGATTTCTGAGAAGCTATAACCAACAGAATTTACCTCGAGAGTGATATCTATTGGTTCTGGGGTCACTGACCAAAGGCGATTATAAACCCCGGAGGAGGCTAATTTCAGACGGTCAACATGTCCGCGCAATCTCGTTCCATGTATACTGAAATTAAACATATTGTTTTGCCACGCGTCTTCTGTTATATAGAGCTTTGTGGCGGAAGTCGACACAACTTCAAGTTTATCGACATAGGCATAACGCCAGCCCGCTCCGTCGTTGTTGTCATAGCGGACGTAATTGGCTTCGCGGACGTCGGCCCATGTTTTATTGACTGTAAAATCTTCGTTTTGACGGATATAGCTGGTTAGCGTTCCGGAATTGACGCGCCCGAGTCCATTAAAATATGCGCTTCTGTCCGATTCACTAAAGAAGTGACGAACGTCGCCGCGTTGGAAATCCACGTTATATAATTCGTACTTTGTTCCGTAGCTTGTTGGAGTTGACATTGTTTCACGCTCCTTTGTTTAGGGACAGAGCGAGAGGGCTCTTTCGAGCCCGCTCTGCCAGATATGTCAAACCTAATACCACTTTTACAGAGGTTAAGCATAGGTTATCGTAAATACAACGTTATGGTTCGGCATAATGAAGTTATAGCCGTCCGTTACGTCATATTTTACCGTAGTTCCGTCCATTTGCAACGCGCTTACGCTCTTGCTGGCGGGCGGAGTAATTTTGAGGTTAACTGCAACGTTAGCCGACTGCGGAGAAGTGGGAGTAAATACCACGGTACCCGTGCCGCCTACTTCGTTGGCTGTCATGGAGTAAGTGGGAGCATCTCCGCTGAAGAATGCTACAGCGTTCCACCAGTTCGTTACGTTATAGCAGAAGTCCTGAGATAGGAACGTATTTTCAAACGCGCCTTTAGGATTAACAATGCTGCCAGCGTACTCACGACCTTTGAAGATTACAAGATTGCGCGGGTCGATTACCTCTAAAAGCAAGTTGGCGCTGTAGGGGTTGGAATGCATGGCTGAATCACTTATCAAAATTACACGCGTATCCATATTAGCGTATGTGATATTAAAAACGCCTGCAAGGAAGTCGACAGTTAAATGCTGATAGACTTCGGGAGTGGTGACGACAATTAAATCACTCCTGTCAACCCGCTGTTCAATACCGGCGGTATTATATCCGGGCTGTAGAATGGTCATGTTATCAACCGCGGTACGAACCTCACGCAAGAGCTTCTGGATGTTAGCTTGGCTATCCACGTCGTAACCATATTTTTCAACCGCGCACCCCTCCGCGGGAAGATTGCTGAGCAGATTAGCACAGTTTTTATAAGTGTGAGCGGCTGCGCTATCCCACATGTTCGATATAATGCGGTTCTGTAAGTCATTAACCCCCTCTATGGTAAGAAAAGCTTCGCGGCTCTGCCAAAGCGAGGTTGTCGCGGCAAATGTTATAGGTTTGTTGAGGCTGAAAACCCTTTTTAATATGTTGTTCTCTATTGGGGCAAGTACATTTGCGCCGGTAGGGTCAAACTCAGTAGGCGTGATTAAGGGGATGTAATACTCTTCGATAGCATGACCGACCGGAAGACTTTCCCTGAAATAGCGATAAAAGGGATTGTCCTCATCCCTGAAAGCGGTATTATAACCATATTGACGAGTTATCTTATCTACCATTCCGGTAAAGTCGTTGTAAGTCCAGCCGTCCAGGTCGGCAATATATCTAATATTATTCGCGTCTATAACTGGACTGTTTGCCATTCTAGGCGTAAGACTTCTAGCTTCGTTAAGCAGAGTTAAAGAATCCTGTACAGTAATAGTTGATTTAGTGGCCATTACTTTTAGTGCTCCTTTCGTATATGTCGTTAAATAATTCTTTAAGCGTTTTGGGTGGTTCCTCCTGTTGCGGCTTATTCAGCTTTTCCAACAATGAGGCGTTCATTTCGCGGGCCGCACTTAAGTCATTCGCAAGTTGATTATTTATTTCCCGCTCCTTTTGCAAATCACCCATCAAGCTTTCTATAGTTACTTCGGTCTCTTTAACTTGTTCATCCATAATTTATTTCCTCCTATAAATGAGTAAAGGCGGCCTTGCGGCCGCACAATACTAGAAAGGACGACTAAATTATGCAGACAAGAGAAGACCGCATAATAATTATACCACACCTTTATTCCGTTG